TAGACCACTGAAGGTACATCCAATGACTGCCCGTGATGTAGGTGGGCACGCCATCATTCATAAACCAATAACCTTGCTCACGGTAATCGTACTGACTCTCGATGTGATCGATCCAATTGTCCTTGAACTCCGATGGCAGTTCGTTCCACTGGAAGATGCTCTGAATGCGCGCCAACTCCTTTGGATATTCCTGCCGCTCCCAATACTGCTCTGATGGTTTCTTACTTCTTGCGTATGGATTCTCGGGAGCCAGAGGCAAAGCAATGACAAGGCCAGAGACCTTGATGATGTCACCGATCTGCCCGGTCTTTGATATGACCACCATGTCGTACTGATCATTGTACCCATAGCGCCACCCCTTAACCGTGTTCTTGTGGTTAAGCGTACCCTTTGGCAGGTAGTCTTTGAGTACAGTGTACAGACTATTTGGATCTTCTCTCTGCAAAGCCACGTTTAGAATCTGATTTTTTAGGACCGCTTTCGGCCATGTCAATGTTATCCTTCTCCGACATGATGCGGTTTAGGATATCGAACGCATCAAATATAGCCAACTTCTTGGTCGCTGCTGCGTTCTTTAGTTTGTCAGCCGACAATTCATCATCAGGATTTGGCTTGATGATGTCCTCTTCGGCCACCATGATCAACTTTTCGACCGCAGCATACCCGGCTTTGATAATCTTTAACTTGATTTCTTTGTTGTCCATAATCAAACCCCCTTCAAGAAAACAACTTGAACCAATCTCGCACTCTTGTCATCGCCGAAGTTGTCGAATATGTTTCTAGAATGCGCGAGTTCTGAATCAAATATAATCATTCGATTGTATTTCGAGTAGAACACGCAAGATTTTTCACCCTGCTCATCGTAGATTGTGGTGCCATCCTCCTTGGGATGCTCCTTGCTCAAGTACAATATCGCAGTGACATCACCCATCATATCGTCTGTGTGTATGAAATTGGGCTCTTCCTGCCCCTGTGGTGACTTGCGAATGAAGTTGAATGTTACCGCATACTTCGGCCCGAGATAAGCCATTACAATACGCGCAAACATGTCGTGATGTGGACGCGGTTGAATGTTCTTAAACGTTTTGCTTCCGTCTTGCACATCTGTAAAGCCACCAGCATGAATGTCTTTGACATACAAGTCGGGGTCAATCAATACGTTATCTAAAATTACGAAGTTCATAGTTTCATTGTTATTTGGTGGTCAAAGATTCGGTACAACTTCTGTCCATCCACTTCAAACTCATACTCGCTCTCCGGCTGAAAGCAGACTTTGTCGCCTGCGTTCACGCCTTTGCTGATCAAGTATTCGTTTGGATACTTCATCACACCCATCAAGGGCTCTTCCTTGAACGGCTTGAATATGTATGATTGCTGTACCGGTAGGGGCTCGACGAAACAATATCTGTCGTATGCATGCCATACATCTGCGTGTCGGTATAAGAAAAACTGGTCAAGTTCGATGAAAAATAAATCTTCACGAAAGAAACTTTTCCCACTCTTTCGATTTCCTCTGATGTCGTTGTAGAATTTGAAAACATTGTGGTGTACTAATAGAATATCTCCGGGGACGATGGGTCCCTTGTAGCCTCTTGGAACTTCTACAACCTCCGCCTCGCGATTAGAAAACTTGTGGTCCTCCTCAGATGTACTGATGATTAACTCAATGCCTGCTATCTCTTTGGTGTTGTTGTATCTTCTTCCTTTTACTGGTCTTGCGATGAAATAAAATGGTGACTGCATCAATAGTTTATGTTGTATTCTATAGATACAGGAATGGTGGAGGAGAACTCCTTCCATAGCACAATCTCGTGTTTGAGATTGATGATGTAAATTTTTATAGATTGCTTACGATCGTCGTACTTGATTAGGTGGATCTCATTTGAGTCCCCCAATACTTTCTGTCCGACAATGTAATGCATTGCTCCCCCTTTGTAGTCGGGACCAATTGCTATTTTCCTGATATCCATATTTCATTTGATTAGATTTAATTTGGTTGTTGGATTACTGGAGTTGCCAGATGTTCACCTCGGCAGATGGGGTATTGCTCCACCCACCCAAGTTGGTGTGAGGGTATATCCCACCAGCATTCGTGCCAGAACTGTCTCTCATGATTTCAAAAGACGCAGTAGTACCGGCAGTGGTGATGGTAATCGGGAACGTAATCTCATAAGGAGCACCCACGTTTGGCGTGTCCAAATGAAAAGCCTTCACAGTACCTGCTTGAACTCCGTTCACCAAGAATCTGAACAACAGGATGGCGGTGCCTCCAGAAGATCCTTGACGCTCTACGCTTCCGTATCCGTTGATAAGATACAAGCCGGGCTCGTTGAAAGTAATCAAGCCTGTAGAACTGATCATCACAGCGTCTCCAGAAGACCCCTGTGCCGCACCAAAAGAAACCTGCAACGCAGTGTTCAATGCGCTTGGCGCTTGAGTCACGGTGGACTGAGCAGCCAACACAGAAGTGTATTGAGAAACACTAGCAAATAAGGCAGCAACGCTACCCAAAGTATAGTTCTTAGTTTCGTTGCCTGATGATGACGACTCGGTGCCAATGAGTTTGTCTGATACAGCCGGGGAGTTGTCCGTAGGGTATTGTGAAATTTTCATTTTAGGTCAAGGTTAACAAGTACAATGTTTTGTATACCAACGCAGACATCTCGTCTAGAATGTTCTGCAAGCAACTTGGATAGTTTTCGCGCTCCGCATCGATGGTCTTTGCCAGTGACTTCAAGTGGGCGATTGCATCCTCTGCGGTAGATTGAGGGATAGAGATATCCAATCTGCCATAGTAACCGAAGTATGACTCGGTGAATCCATCAGTCAATTCCAAGATGCCATCATAGTACGCGTTCAACGCTTTGTGCTCGGCGAACGATTCTGTTTTCAAATGCATCAAGTGCATCATGTCACGAGATTGGAATAGCATTCCAATAAACTTTGCAGGTGCCATTATTCTTTTTCTTTCTTTGTTATGTCTCCTGTTTTCAAGTTGATCACCGAGTCGATACCGTACTTAGAGACCAACAACCTCTCGTGATTGGAGAACTTCTCACGCAAGGCTTCAATTGCATTCAATGTAGCGTACTTCTGCAACTCAATCTCAGCAATGCTGTTCTTCAATTGCGAGTACTCTGTGTTCATTTGTTGGATTGTCTCCAACTCTTCGTCAGTTAATTTCATTGGATTAAATTTTACACAAATATATGCCTTTTTTAAAAACAAAAATCCCCCTGTTTTGCAGGGGGATCGTAATGATTACTTAGTGGCTTTCTTCTTTTTGACTTTCGCAAGTTCAATGACTTGGTACTGAGTCTTGCCTGCTACCTTCAAGGCTTTCAGCAATTGCTTGCGGTTACCGGCAGCGTTGTAAGATACATGCACCCAGTCAGGGTTCTTGTCGTCGCCGAACTCCCAGATCATCTGATCGAAGTCCAAGTTGTTTGCGATGTACTCGAAGACCTCAGCGTTCTTACCATCCAAGTCAATGTCAACTGCTTGACCGATGTTGTGCTGGCTTGCTTTTGCACCGCCGATCAACTTGTTCAACTCTGGTGAGCGGTATCCGCTACTGATTTTGATGGGGCATCCCAAACCGGCACGCAATGGTTCTAATACTTTCTCGCACAATGTCTTGAGGTTCTCGGCTACCTGTGGGTCTTTGGGAATGTTTGGAATCCCGTTTTTGATTGCAGTTTGACTGTATGTCAACTCACGCAATGAGAAATTGTCTGTCATATTTGTAGATATTATTTCTTAATTATCAGCAAAATAAATAGAATTGCTGCCAAAATAACAAGCCACCAAGGATAATCTTCATCTTTATAGACGATTCTTGGCTTGGTTGTGATTGTTTTTGTGCGGATGATTGTCTTTGGCTCCTGCGTGATAATGGTTCTGATGATGTCTTTGTCCCTGATGATCTTCACCCTTATGCCACCAGTGTCGATGGTGATCGTATCAATCTCCTTGGTCACGACAATCTTCTCAAAGTACAACGAGTCGTTGACCTTGATGGTATCGGTGATGGTGAACGTGTCGGGAGCGCACAGAGCCGGCTGCTTCTTGCACGCCTGCTTTATATGCCACTGTGCAGAGCACGATGACAACAATAGCACGATGAGAAGGTATCTCATTCCTCTGATTTCTTGTTGCCGAATTTATCGATAGACGTAAAGCCCAACGAAAGGATGGTCACCCACTCAACTGCCGCTACAAGTTCTGGGCTTGGCGCGATTTCCTGTGGACTCATGGAGTTGTGGGCCATGGTGCCAAACAAAACAAGGGCACCAATGATTCCAACAAAACGTTTTGAGGACCACTCGCCTTTGTCACCTTTAAAAATATCGAATATCTTTTTCATTTCTGTAATTGCTTAATGAACATGTCGCGCTGGGCCATGAGATACTTCTCGCGTTCTATCATGCGCTCGCGCTCCGCGTCTACGACCTTGTTGATGTAGTCCTGTTTCTCTTTGACTACAGCATCGTATCGCTGAATCTCTTGCTGAAATATTTGGTTCTGATAGTACAACGCGCCAATCATCAATATGATGGTAAAGGACTGATCCTTTAACTTATCAATGAAGGTGGTTGCCACAGTACTCATTTACCTTGGCCTTTGTACTTCTTGACGTAGTTCTTAGAGGTCTTCAATGAAGAACTCTTCTTCTTGGATACAACGCCGGGTCTAGAAACCTTTGGCTTCGCTTTCCACTTGGTGGACTCCTTGATTGATTTTACTTTTGTTGCCATAGGTACATTCTAAAATAGTCAAACTCCTCTGTACCACCCTCTTCCACGTAGTTTAACCACGCATCATAGATGGGACCAGAATAACTTATGGGGGTGATGGCCGTATCCATACCACTGGCAATCATCTTGGCGGCGAAGATCTCATTCACCTGTTGCATTACCTGCACTTGCTTTTCAGCAAGGGCAACGGCTTGCTTCAAATCCGCTTTCTCTTCGACCTTTGCCTTGATCATTTTCTCGTTCACCTCGTGCGCTTGCTTTGTGGCTTTGGCGGCGGCGTCAGTATTCTTTTTGATTCTCATGAGCATCTGCTCAATCTCATTTGTCTTAGGTTGTTCTACAGCCTTAGACTCTGTAATCATATAACCGAGCAAGAACAATGTAGAAAATATCAAGAGTAAGCGGTTCATATCTTTTTCATTGAATTGATTAAACGGATTTCTGTAATGGCTGCTGATAGGGCAGAGTCTGCAGTTTTCAATGCGCGATACGCTTGCTTTTGTTCAATGCGCATCTCTGCCATCTCTTTTCTGCATGCATCAATCTGCTCTTGATTGCTCGAACGCAGGTCCATATACAAATAGCTAACAGCCAGTAGCATACAAAAAGCCACTGCAGCAACAGGATTCTTACGAAACTGATCAAACGAAACTGGAAGCGGATTCGCATTCGGAGTTTTCTTTGCAGTCATTTCTTTGTTATTACAAAGTAATTACTTCTACCTGATCTGGGTAGATTGCGTTCAATGCGTTGTATACTGCATCTACTAAGAGAGTTTCAGCAGGCACTGTCTCGTAATCAGCCACTGACAACTGAAGGTTAGAGAATGTAGTGTTGAAATCTTGGATACCTTGGATGGGTTGCTTGCCTTCTGCAATTGCTTGAGCGCTTGCATAAACAAACGTTGCAATTTGCGCAGGGATGAATCCATCTTTCTGGCTCTTCATATCAGCATAGCCCTCTGCGATTACGCAAACTGATCCGCTGGGTGTAGACAATCCACTTGTAAGATTTACTTCTGTATTGATTTGTATTGCTTTCATGTTTCAAATATAATTAATTTACGGGAGGGAATGGTGGTGGTGGTGGTGGGATGTATTCGGCTTCGGGTAAATCTAAAACCCAAGCGTATTCAGTTATGGCAACTTCGGGTTTGTCCTCATCGGAAAGGAATAAAAACCAAACTCCGTTTATATCTTGAACGCAATTAAAAAACTGATAAGGTGCGTAGTACTGCCCTTGTATCAAATCCTTTTGTTCGGGTGTAAGTGTGTAACCTATCATACTTGACTTTTTAGGTTGTTGATTATTTCTTTAAACATATCGTTGTCATAAGTTCCTCGTGCCTTGTTTGCCCATACGCACACAAATTGTACATTGCCCTCCTCATATCCTAACTCGTTATCAATTCTATCCAAAGATAACAAATAAGGGCTTGATGTCATTTCACGCTTTTCATTGTATGTTTTAGGGCAAAGTAATTGTGAGCCAGTCAAAGCACATTTGTAATTTTGTAATTCTAAAACGCTCTGCAAATATTGGATGCTTACATTGAATGAGTAATTTCTTGACTTGGCATTGTGCATCCACCTCCCAAACAAAGCATTGTGAATGTCTTGAGTACCTCCCTTGTTGCAATTTCTTGGTTGGCGTTTTCCATTTGCCCAAACTTTTGTCATAAAAGCACCTTTGCCTTTTAACCTATCAACGCCATTTCTATCTAACAAAAACTTTACTTTGTCTGCACCAATATTGTATTTTTTTACTAAACCATTTTGTGAAAGACCGTTTTTATAATCCTCACACAAATCATCTTCGTAATCAAATTTTAATTGTTTAATGTTGGCGTACATTTCAGATTTACCCATCATTGGTACGCCTTGCATTTTTAACACCCTACGAACTCTGTCTGTGGTTGCGTTTAAATCAGTTGCAATTTGTTGTACGGTTTTCTTTCCATAGTTGCTTACAATGTAGTTAGCATCCAATGGTTTTAATGTTGACCATCTATTTCCCATAACACAAATATACAACAGTGTAAGCATATTTCCTAAACTTGGCGGGCGAGTGTTGTTTGAAACGCTTGAACGGCGGTGTAAAAGTTGGATGCTTGGGTGTCGGTTAAGCCGTCACCGATTGAAGCAAAAGCACATTCGTTTGCACTTGCAGTACCTGAAGCAGATGTAGCACGAGCGTTTAACCATAAATTTCCGTTAGGATTTGCATTTGCAGTCAAACCATCATTACCTAAATTACTATTGTTGACATATGTTGTGCAACCGCTTGTTGAGGTTGTTCTACTGGCAATTACTAATCCTTTAGTAGTTGCAGTTATTATAGCCGTAAAAGAAGTAGTTGATAAAACATTATAATACCCTCCCGCGACATAAAATATTTGGTCAATAATACTCGCAAGTAAACCTATTTGACAATTATTAAAGTTATCGCGTGAATAATAGGACATATGTTTGGAATTTGCATTTGAAGAAGTATTTGGATTGAAATTCGTATCCATATACGCACTCGTTCCGTTACCTTTTACCCCCGTACTCGCAAAAGTCCAACCGCTTGTAAAAGTACCCGTAAAACTTGAACTCTTTAAGTTCTGCGCACACGCCGCGGCACTTGCCCCAACCATTGGATACACAGCACGCATGGCCGTCCAAATACCCGCACTTTTCATATCAAGTACAAGTTGATTGGTTGCGTTCTTTTCGGTGGTCGTAAGTGTACCACCCGCAGTTGTAACGCGGTCAAAGAATGCTTGTGCATCTGGGTCGAAACTCGGTGCCAGTGTTGTTACTGAGATGGTATTTGAGTATCCTGTGATCATGCGCTAGGTGGGCAAATAGGGTTAATCCAAGTTAAAGTTTCTTCATCCCAAGTCCAAAGACATCCGTCATTCGGGTATGGTGTTGGTGGTTGCCAAAGACAGTCCGCATCCAATGTCCAACTTGGGTATGGTTGTGGGCTTGAAAAATTATCTTTATCAGGGTAATAAACAAACCCAACACCCGCAAAGTTTTTACCAGTTGTGTTGTAGTAGGTTCGCACCCATTCACCGCCAAATGTTTCAATACACCATTCAACAGAATCGGCAACAATCACTTCTAAAACTATGTTATTTTCTAATTTAGCAACTTGCATATTACGTAGGATAAGAAATTATGACTATACCAGAACCGCCTTGACCGCTATTTTGAATCCAAGCACCACCGCCACCTCCACCAGTATTTGCTGTACCATTGTTTCCCACCGCGTTCCTGCCACCCGCACCACCACCGCCATTTCCACCAGCTCCCACAGTGCCTGTTTCCACACCACCGCCACCGCCACCAGCGTAAAAAGTAGAACTACCACTAATTGAATAAGCAGTACCATTCCCACCATTTCCTGCTTGGCTAAAAGATATTCCATTTTGACCAACTGCCGAAGCACCACCACCACCAGCACCACCGTATGTACCACCAACACTACCCCCTGCAAAACCTTGTCCCGCAGTACCAGCACCACCAGAATAAGTAAAAGCACCACCACCACCACCACTACCACCACTACTCGGCCCACTCGAATCTATATTACTACGACCTCCACCAATAGCGGTCAAAGTATCAAAAACAGAATTATTTCCGTTTGTTCCTTGCGTAGCAAATCCAACTGTACCACTTCCACCACTACCGACGGTAATAGTGTAAGCCGTTACTGCGATTGATTTTGTAGCGTTGTATATCAAACCACCCGCACCACCTCCACCACCAGCATATGAACCACCACCACCGCCACCAGCAACAACAAGTGCCTCAACAGTTGCTCCAGTGGGGGCTGATGTTACGGTAAATGTTCCCGAACTTGTGAAGGTGTGAATAGTCATACCACCCGAATAGGTGATTGTTCCACCCGTGGCGGTAATTGGAACTGGATCAGTACTAGCACGCAGTCTGTAGTAATAGGTCGTGTTTGCAGTTAATCCAGCAACTAAATATGCCGTAGTAGGAGCCAACACTACCTCATCTTCCAATACGAATGACGAAAAGGAACTGCTAGTGGACACATCTAACAAGTAGTACGTAGCACCGGCAAATGCGTTCCAGTTCGCTGTAAACGATGTCTCACCAACACCCGTTGCAGCAGTTGCCACAGGGGTGCTAACGAATGTCGTGTTGTATCCAAAGAATGATGGGACTGCGAACATATTACAAAGATGTGTCTCCGCCTAAAATTGCCAATACGTTGGTGTACTTAATGATGCTCACCACTGAGTACTGCCCATTGTTCTTGCCATGACCCTGTCTGTTGCCGATCACCAATCCGCCCGTACCTGCAATGCTTGAAATTGCAGCGTCCAACTGAATGAGCGTTACGTTAAAGCCATTGGGCAATGATGCGTCAAATGTGATCGTTAAAGCGCCTGTCAATGCAATTACGCTTGAGTTGTATGTAGCAGCATTCGTTGAGTTAAGAGTTAAGTTCGCAGAAGTACTCGCCGTATTTGGGATGAAGTTCTGAAGAACTTGAGCGTTTAAATTTGTTGGGATCCTGGCCGCAGCAAGTACACCACTAGAGATGTTTGCAGCGTTGGTAGTGTCTGCGTTTGCCACGTTGCCAAGTCCAACAGCCGTCTTGTCAAGTGTTTGGAACGTCTTGTCGCCCCTGTAGTACTGTGAGGTAGTGCCTGCTGTGATCTGGTCCTGCTTGCCATTGAATGTGCTCCAATCCGCAGCAGATAATGCACCCCTGTTTGAAGCGCTCGCCGTAGGCACGTTTAATGTGATGACAGGCGTAGTTGTGCTGTTAGCAACCGTAGAACTCAAATCTGTTCCGGTAGTGCCAAGAGTCAGAGCAGCCACGCTTGTAACTGTTCCTCCGCCTCCGCCTCCACCTGTAGCATTGATGGTCACTACACCAGTTCCACCTGCTGGAGAAATGGTGACGTTTGTACCTGCCACAATCTGAGATACGCCGCTTGCACCAGCACTATACTGTGGGATATTCAATGTACCACCAACCAATGTGGCAGCGCCACTAGTACCGGTTGTGGTCAATGTTAATGTTTGCTGTTTGCCATTAAATTGGGTCTGGATGTTGTCCGTCAACCCGTTCAAGTAGTCAAACTCCGCATTGCTTATCAAGCCACTGCTGATATTGGTAGCGTTGATGCCCGTTGGGATATCACTGGCAGACAAGTCCGCACCGGCAGTCACCAACCCCTTAGCGTCGTAAGTGATCTTGGTTTTGGTGGCCGCAACAATGGCTGCATTCTCGTCCACCTTAGTGTCGAGAGCCGCCTGTGTTGCAGTGCTTATGGGCAATTGCCCCGGAGCCGCCTTCTTGGTCTCACCTACGCTAGTATCCTCAATGATCATCCAATCATTTGAAGGATCTATGCTACCAATGGTAGTGAGGTTATATATAAAAATATCTGCCATGATTAAGGTTGTCTTGTGGTTACTATAAATCTATTGCCGCTATCGGTCACAATGTAATTTCCGTTGTCAGCCACTAAAAGCCCAGTGATCAAGACGATTGCTTTCGACTTGATGCCACGGATCATATTGCCAATGATAATTACCATAGTGCGACGATGTCTGTTGCGTTTGTGCCGGTTGCCCAAACACGGATCACCTGAACAGGCACAAATGTACCGGCCGATAACCCAACAAATGTAACTTCGTCACCACCAGCAGTGGTAACTTTGATGTCTCCATCACCGCCAACGTACAACACGCAACCATTGTTGCCCGTTCCGTCTTGGGTAGATACGCTTGGAATGTCCACTGTGTTGCTAGGCGTTACAGCGGCAGCCCTATATGCTTGAAGTTTCTGATAACTCATGATTATTTTTCTTTATCGTATGGGAAAATTCTGTTCAATGTATCTTTGCGCTCCTTGCAGCCACAAGGCTTGCCAGTAGCAGCAGCGACAGTTTCTACCACCTTCTTAATACCGGTGGCAGTGGTAAATTTTTCAATGGTGTCACCCAATCCTTTGCTTTTGTCCATGTTGCAAATATAATTAAACTTTTGAAACTCTTCTGCCCATACCAACCCTAGACTTCTCCGCTTTCTTCGCGGCTAGTTTTGATGGACTGATTTCACTCTTTGTCTTTGGTGTCTGACTCGACACCTTCTTGGTCGGACGGCAGTACTCGTTCTTGCCACCTGCCCCACACGCTTTACCACTCTTTGTGTCCACCCACTTCTCCGCCTGCCACCTCTTTAGGCTCGTGCCTTCGCTTGTCTTGCGGACGGTGCCCGATCCCTTGCGGCACTTGGCGATTGCCTGTGATGCCCGCGCAGATGGGAACACATCGTACTGCGCCTTGACTTTTTTGTAGCACGCGTCTTTCATCAGTACTTCCCTTTTTTACTTTTGGGAGACGGGGTAGTTGATCCACCCGGGCCTGCCCACAAATTCTTACACGACCAGTAACGAGGCGTTAACTTGTCGTTCGCTGTGTCACAAGAATGGCGTGCCTTAAAAGATTTACGGGCAGCGGCGGAATAATTATTTCCGTAGCCCTCGGCACCAAAATGCAGGAGTTTCTCCTTGCCATTGGCACACCCCTTCACCATCTTCTTCTTGCCCGGCCTATCCGATGGGACAGGGCGGTTGCACGCCATCTTGGACTTGTCAGCCATTAATAACCTTTCTTTTTGACATCGCCTTTCTTAGCGATAGCCATGATCATTTTCTTCGCGCCTGCTTTAGCAACAGGAGTTTTGCCCGACTTAACGGAAACTGATTTTTTCATTGTAGCTTTCATGATTATTTTATTTTATGTATTTTTCTACTTTTTTGGCATTACCGATCTTCAAGTTCTTGTTGTTCTTATCCATGATCGTGTTCAATTGCTCGTTTTTAACAGGCATATCACAAGAAGGAAGACCACATGCTTTACCTTGGCTATCGTATTCAAATTTGCCTGATGGTTTCATAATCCTCATAGCAACTTTGCCTGATGTTCCTTGTGGTGTGTATCCAATTTTAGGCGAACCTCCGGGATTTGTTCCGGGATCTTCAACTTTTCTCTGTCTATATCCACGACTGTCTCTGATTTCTTCAACTTTATTTTCGTTAATAAAATTAGGAGACGCATCTCTCATTTTTGCTGGCTTCGCAGTGATGCCTTTGGGAGATGGCAACTCAGAAGAATTAAAACTAGGCTTCTTTGGTTTCATGTTTGTAGTATTTTTGCAATACAAATATAATAAAATCAAATTAAATGAAAGCGCCTCACTACAACTACATGAAGTACTGGAGGGTCGTACGTAGATACGCCCTGCAGAAGTATGAATTAGCACAAGAAGATCTGGATATCCTGTTCTATATCCACGATGAAAAATACTTTAGCAACTACCAGTTTGAAAAATATGAGCGCCTGTTCTCTTGGAGCCTCACACGATTAAAGAGACTCACCGAACGCGGATGGATCAACAAACTTGGATCCGGTAACAAGTACGGCATGCGCGATGTATACGAAGTCACCATGAAAACCCAACGCGTTGTCACCAGCCTGTACAAAATCCTCAATGGTGATGGCTTCCCCACCGGTACCTGCCGCATGAACCGCTCCCGTAGGCGCTACATGGATCGCAGATACCGTAAATTTATCGGGGATATGGTCGATGAAATCAAAGAGACCAGACTAAAGCAAGCCGAACTTAAGGCCGCCCTAGAAAAAGAAAGACTCAGAGACGAACGTATCAGAAAGGCTAGAGGACAATAACCACGTCCCTCTCCTGTATGATCGTATAGTGGTGGTTCTGTATCACCATTGTGAAACTGTGGCTCTTGTCGTAGTGCACAATGTCACCCGATTTGATCACAGACACGTCAGTGCCAGCCTCAATCACCTTCGCCTTCTTATAGCGAAATTCACTTGTGTCTTGGGCTGACAATAGTAGCCCTCCGTCTGTCTTGATCTCCTCCTCAATGTTGGAGACCACTATGTATTTTCCTATGGGTTGCATGATTTGATTATTTTAGAAGCGCAGACAGGACTTGAACCTGTAATTTGTAGGTAGGGTATGTACACTTCCCGTTTGTAGTACCTTGCGTATTGCATTCCGCCACTGCGCCATGTTGTGGAGAAGGGGGGCCTCGAACCCCCGTCCAGATAAAGTCGCAATTCGATGTCTTTATTTACACGCTTAGTACTGGGCAAGCCCTGCACCGTATTTCAATTCCACCATCTGGCATAACCAGCAAAACAAATTTTGCCATTTTCTGTTCCAAGGGATGACTCCCCGTGGCTTAAGCCGCTACCTTGTATTCGTTAGAAACGAAAGACATAGCGTCTTCAAAAGCCATTGTTGATAATTCTACGTTGCCGTTTATTTTTTTTCTTCGAATGATTATAGAGATTCCTCTCTGCGTGAACACCAAACCCAATCGATACTGTCGATTCCAATTCTTCCCCATAAATCAAAGAACATAGTCCCACGAGCAGATCTGACGGTATGCTCGTGGGAACATATAACTTTACTACTGTGCCTCGTAGGTTCTTGCCATCGTCACGATAGCATTCGTAGACAAAATGGTTACAGCCACGCTAATGGCGTTCTGAAGCGCGCACCTTGTCACCTTCAACGGGTCAATTACACCCATCTTGATCAAGTCACCGTGCTGCCCCGTCTTCAAGTTGTACCCGAAACCACTCTCCTCCGTGTTATCGTACACGTCCTGCGGATTAATACCGGCATTCTGAAGAATCTGATCCAACGGCGCACGCAATGCCTCTCTCAAAATGGCGATTGCGGCTGATTTCTCTGCGCTGTGAGCGAAGATCTCTTGGAAGATGGGGTGTTGGGTAGCAATCTCGTGTAACGCGCGTCCTGCGCCCGGCAAAATGCCCTCCTCTAACGCAGATCTTACCGCACATACCGCGTCATCGACACGATCGTACAACTCTTTCTGCTCCAAGTCGGTGTTTCCACCCACGTAGATCACGCCTATTCCTCCCGTGAGGGAGGCTATGCGTTCTAGCAGGAAGTCCTTGTCCGCCTTCTTCGTCGCTTGGCTGTGTGCCTGCCACAATTGAGCCACTCTCTCATCGATCGCCGCCTGATTTGCCTTCAAATTGGACTTCAACAAGATGGTCTTGTCAGCCGACACAATCACCCGGGCCGCATGACCCAAGTCAGAGTAGTTCACAAGGCTCAAATCATCACCCGTCTTCTCGCTATAGTAGGTCGCACCCACACTCAACGCAATGTCTTGCATCAACTCGTGCTGCTTGTACCCAAAACTCGGCGGCTGGATAGCCACAATCTTCAAATTGTTCTTCATCACGTTCGCAGCCAACGTATTCACAACGTTCGCATTGCATGGCGCAATCAACAATAACCGCTTGTTCTCCTGTATGATTGGTTTCAATACCAACTCAAGTTGCAAGATGTTGCTAATCTCCATGTCAGCCACCAACACCATCACATCCTCGTACACGCACTCGTCCTTCTTCTGATCGTTGATGAACAACGGACTCAAATACCCCCTGTCAATCTTCAATCCCAACGTGGTCTCGGCAATCGTCTCAGTGCTTTGGCTCTTCTCAACCGTCACAATACCATTCTTCCCCACATCCTTGTAAACCTCCGCAATGATCTGACCAATGCTCTTGTCGTTGTTCGCAGAAATCGTAGCCACGTCCGTAAGCATCGCGTTTGTCAACTTCTTGCTCCTCTTCTTCAATACCTCCACCACCTTCTCACTCACTTCCACCAACTCCCTCAACAACTGCGACCGGTTCAACGACTTCTCGTTTAAGTACTCCAACCCGTTCATGATGATCGCCTCAGTCAACACAATGCTTGTGGTCGTGCCATCACCTGCGTCCGACGCCGTGCGATCAGCCGCCTGCTTCATGATCCTTACAGCCAAGTTCTCAA